AAACGCTTCGAGAAGTTAAAAAAGGGGAAGTAAAAACCCTTCAGGAAGTTTAGTGTTTCTTGAACAAACCAAGAATCGACTTGGTCGCACCCAGAATCTGGGGCAAGAAAGGGACTCCGAGATTGCCGGACATGTTCTGCACAGAGCTGACCACGTCCCCAAGCTTGTCGGTAAAGCTCTTTCCAGTCTCGATAACCGTAGCGGAAGGAGCAGCCATCAGAATAGCCTTGGCAGCAGGAGCAATATCATTCGGACCAGGCGCAGACGTCGGAGTGACGATACTGAACGCTCGGGTGAATGGAATAGCTTCCACAATCCAGACCAAATCAATGTTTGCGACAGTGGTGTTGGCTGGGAGACCAGCCCCGGAGATGTAGATCTGACTCCAACCCATGTCTGAAGCAGCGTCGAGGACAGCATCCATTGTGCCGCCGCCAATCGCTCCTCCGATACGAAGTTGGTTGAGAGCATCTGCGAGGTTGTTTCCGCACGCCGCAACGCGGTTAAACGCGTTAGCACCTTGTAGCCTGGCAATGATCGTCGAATGGAAATCGAAAGCTCGATAATCCAAAGGACGAGAGGTAACGCAAAACTCATGGGCAGCAGGACCAACGGTCGAACCGTAGAGATTTTGCATGTCGTTGAAAGAGATACCTGTTCCGGTGATGGGAAAAGTGATTGAATCAGGCAAGCTGAAACCCACAATCCTACCTTGCTGGTTCAACGGAGGGTTAATCGGAGTGTAGTACATACCCATGGCACAGAGTCGGTACTGGCCATAGAGGTCTGCAAAATCCGAGAAATCCGGAACAGCGACGAAAGGGGCGTTCTCAATGAACGATGAGGGACCGGAAGTTGCGAAGCCAGGGACATTGTTAAGTCCAGGGCCCATACCGTAGGCACGACAGAGATCAGCAGTAATCGAGATGATAAACTCGCCGCTTCCGTTCGTGGAAACTGGCACAGACGTGGCAAACGACATTGTACCGGTGCCGAGGTTAACAACGCAAGGACCTTTGACGAGCTGCTCACGACGAGCAGCACCGAAGGGGTCAAGGCATTGAGCAACAAAACCTCCCTCACGAGAAGCGTCAACGAACATGTTACCAACAAGTCCGCTTTTCGCCATCTGTTTGGAAGGAGCTCCCATGGAACGAACCATACCAGTGGACTTGACAGAAGGACCGGAAGAAACCCCCTTAAGAGAGCCCTGCCGTTGTTTCCACCTTTCCTCAAGCTCTGCAGCAGTGAGTTTAGGATTGGACTTCTTTTTCTTCTGCAGCCAGGCAGACTTCGTAGTCTTCGAAGAAGGCATTTTGTCAGCCCCGCCGGGCAAGACACAATTGCTCTGTCGCTCCTCGAAACCGAAGAACTGACTTGCAAGGTTAAGTTCCGAGGTCCACGAACACAGAACTTCGGCCCACTCTGGATCTGAAGCATCATAGTACTTCGTGTAGAGAGCGGTGAGCTTAGCGTCGTATAGGGCAAACCAGAACCTATCGTTGTAGAACAGATCGCGTATAGCAGCGACCCGCCTAAACGATTCGGCAGGAGACTTGACAGTGGCTAAGAGCAAATGCCCAAACAACTTGTCAGGATCTTCTGGCGCCAGGGACCAGCGGTGGAACTTGTCATTGTAGACAAACCTGCAGGAGCAGAAAGATAACTCGTGGATGTCCGCAGTCAGATGGATGTCGGACAAAGTAATCCGCACCTCCGCAAGCGTATCGAGCAACCACTGTTCGCAAACGACTTCTTTAGACAAAAAGGAAGAACGACAAACTAGATCATCACCGTAAACACAAACCTCACGACGTAGCAAGATTTTTCGGACCTCGTCCACGGTACAACCGGAACGCAACGCCGCGTAGCATATAGCTATCAAGCTGTCGATGATATTTCGTATAATGGTGACCAGGGACCCGCTCTTATTTCCCCAACAAGTCTTCATGAGGTACTCGTTAACCAAAACGTAGCACTCACTCTCGGCTGTGAGGTACTCGAGATTCCTAAGATACTCCTCGGGAGTCTCGGAAGCGAGAAAAGCAATGATTTCATCAATCCTACTAATCCTGGTGGGGATCATGTTTGCGTCTTGGGAGCTTTGATCCCAGGAAACCTTAGTCTCATAGGTGTTAAGGGACGAACCCAACTTCCTAAACAGCTCACGGGGGTTTACACCCACACCGTGGCAAAGAACTGACCACTTGCTGTAGAAATCACGGGCGAAGTTGTGAAAACAGCGGTAACCTTTGTAGAGCCACGAAGCTGAGAAACCATTGAGTTGCCTCGTTGGTTTCCCTCGCACACGCATCTCGACTTTGGAATTACTGTCAGACACAGCGACAGAGGTTCCCTTTTGCATAAACTCGTCGAAGGAACGTTCAAAAAGACCGCCCTTCGCGATGCACTCTGGGAACTTGTCGAATAAGTCGCCTTTAGTTTTCCAGCGCCCCATATTGAGGGGGAAGCAAGCTGCAGTGGTACGTTCAAGCTGAGAAACGGCTTGCTCATGAGAGCAATGGCCAGAACGGCCCAGGTTCCCAACAAGAAACTCACGTACAATGACGGAAGCTTGGTCGTAAACTGCCTCATGCTCGGGAAGGACATCGATATCATCAAGCTGCCAATACTTATTGGCGCCGACGAACGCGTCCTCACGATTATGACCCGACATCCTCCACTTATCATGTATGCCCGCAAGACGTTCATTCTCATCAGAATTCAAAACGCCCTTCAAGTACGGGTCACCACGTTGGGTTTTGGAAGCAGGCTTGTAGTTCTTGACCTTGCCAACCACGGCAAAGGAGTTCTTAAACTGCGAAGGAATATTTGTGGCTGGAGCAACCTCAGGATCGAAAAGGGAAACAGCAGCATCACTCAACCAACCTTGTGGGTCACAATCAAGGAAACACTGTGGTTCACGAGTCGGCTTGTGGACAGGCGTCCAATCAAGACTGGCAAAGGGGATAAACTCATTGTGAGAAGAAAGCGCCGCAGCGTGAACGCCAACGACAACATTGTTCCTAAACAACAAAGCTCCTGAAGTGCCAGGATAAGTGGAAGCACGATGTCCATCATCACCAACATACGGACCAATGGTTGGAACGAAAACCAGTTTAGCGTTGGTAACTTCGTATTTGAGGACAAACACTTGGTCGCCACGCGTGAGCTTGGAATCGGATGGATTGAGTCGAATGCGAGGCCAACTGGCCATAGCAGTCTTAGAAATGCGGAAGTAACACAGGTCGACCTCTTCTTTATTCCCCAAACGGAAACAAGTGCGAACATCCTTCACATCGGGAAGGGAAATCAAGCACGTTGTAGCATGGAATGGGCTGTTGGAACACATCAAAGTGCAGAGCATCTGTTTGGAGGGGCACTTATCGCGCCACATCGTTAAAGAATGCTCATTAAGGAAGAGGAAATCACGGTATAAGAAACCGTGACAAAAGAGGACTCCGTCACAAGTAAGGACAATGGACGGCACTGCGGAGAACCTTAGATCAGGCGTGGACTCGGGGAAGGAAGCTTCCTTGATTACGGTCTTGCTTAGAAGCTGGTCAATACGAAATTGAACGGCACGCTGGCGACTGGCCTCTTTCGTCTCGAAAAGCGCAGACTCAACCTTTCGGTTGGCTGGCTTTCCGTTCGGGCGGATTTTCAGGTCGACAGTGCGCTCGTATGACAAGATCACTTTTTCCTTGTTCTTTGCTAAGAAACGAGTAATTATCTTGGTAGCATTATTCTTCCAATCGGTCTTAGTGGCCATATGCAGATCTTTAAGGTAACGTTCCTGAACATCAACATCACCATTGGCTCTCTTCATAAGAACAGACACGTCACAGTTGTACTTCGCATGAGCAGCCTGGTCGAAAAGAGCTTGCTTTTCCCGACCTACCGCCTCAAGGAAGGACTCCTCAACGTCAAGGTCTTTGAAATAAAGGGTAGCCTCACGGTTTTTATAGTTGAATGGAACTCCGACGGACCAAAGAACAGGCTCTTCAGACTCACGGTCGTAATGGATACGTTCACTCCAGCCGCCAAGCCAGTCAAGTCTAGTGAAGACTTGCTTTGCATGGGTGCCTCCCATGATGTTCTTAAGCTCACCACTCATGGCAGCATGCTTAGATGCATCAGGGGCAAGGTAAGGATTCCCGGTGATCACGCTGGCATTGCCAACGTTAATCATACCATGGAAAACTTCCTTCTCGTCTGGGGTTAAGTTGTTGCTATAAGCAACAGCATCACGACGCAAACCTTTGAGACTCTGGTTCTTCCATTTCCTCTTCTCGTAGTTCTCAAAAACTTCATCCTCCATTTCCATCTCATCTTCCCAATCGAAGGATTCAGGCTTCTTGGCACGAATAGCTTTCGCAATTTCGGCCTTTTGCTCAGATCTCGGAAGGGACGAGAAACGTCGAATCTCCTCCTCCCACTCAGCCGCACGGGCTTGGGGATTAGGTTCTACGGCGCTCTCAACACTAGCTTCAACAGCAGGTGCAGAACGACGAACATCACTGGCGGGCACAAACTCCACACCAGCGTGCACAAACGGGGGAATAGGTTCAGAGGGCTCGAGGACGCGGCCAGGGCGATAAGAGGCCTCTGGGGGAGGGGCCACACGCACTTCTGGCGACGAATTAGGGATACTTCGGAAAGTGGGAACACTGAGTGAAAACCGCATGTTGTGAGGATATACCTCCCGAACAGAATCAACGATCCTGCGGTGCCACGGCTTCTTCTTGTGATCTTCCTGTGCAAGGTAGGCTGCAACAACGGGAATAGCCAAAGAGATGGTAACCAAAAGGATAAAAATACGCTTTCGCATGTTCTTCCAATAGTTGTCCTCTGGATTAGTCGCAACCACATTAATGAAAATGATGCAGAGTTCCCAGATCATGTAGATGAGAGAAAAGTACCAGGGGCTGATGATAACCATGCCGACAACCATCGACATCAAACCACCAACAGCAAGGGCAGCGATATTTGATTCAGGGATACGCTTTCCTTGTATATCCTCAGGCGCAATATACTTCTTCTTTTTGACCATCTGGTAGATCCAATAAGCACACGTAGCAACAATAGTGAGTTGTGCACTCCTCTTCCATAACCTTCGCATGCCATTGGACCAAGCATCCGAGAGGGCCGAATCGATCGGAATAAACCAACCAGCCCACCAGGCCTGTTTCAAGGCAATTTCCTCAGCTTCCGCGAGACGATCATTTGCTTTAACGATCGCTCGCTTCTGCTTATAGACTTCTGCGACGGTATTGATTAGGCCCAGAACGAAGAAACCAACCCAAACGTTTGCGGTAAGCATAATGACACCAGGAACCAAAGTGCGACCAGAGACGGAACGTGCAATGCCGACAGTGTCGGTCTTGTCAATCGTTCTTAGATTCTCTTTTGCAGCAAGGAACTCGTTGTAAATAGCATCCACATCGTCATTGAAACCAGTAGTAAGAGCATCGAAGCTTCGCTGAACTTGAGCCTTGAGGTTGGGAATAGCATCACCAATGATGCCGCGAGCGGCATCGAGAGGGAGAACTTTCAAAATAGCCTGGGCGATAGAAGGCGCGGTGGATGGCATAAAGTCACCACTGCGTATCTCCTCCACCGGCACAACCTTCAAGAGCTTTTTGACAGCTTTCACACACAACTGCAACGTGAGTGTGGTATAGCCTTGAGTGTCCGTAATCTGTTTCAGTGTAACGGCACATTCATGCACCGCCCACTCAGGGGTAGTCAACTTCATTGGGTCAACATCATGATGGAAGTTCGCCGCCCAAGTGTCAAGCTTTCCGCGCATCTGTACGGTTTCCTTGACCTTGAGGATAGCTAGTATGTGATCAAAGTGCGGAGCACAGAAATCTTTGAAAGAGACGACGTCACGGGTGTAAAGCCGGACTAGGTCTGGTGGAAGGTACTGTAAGCCTGGATAGCGATCTGTAGCCCTCTGAACGCGTGTTTTAAAATCCACGTCGTCAGGAACTTCGTCAGTCCAGTGCTCACCGAAACCATCTCCCAGGTCGTTCTCCTCAGTGGAGAACTCCCCGTCACTTTCTTCCATACTACCCTCCGAGATCTCACCATCATTCACCTCATAGCGTCTAGTGAAGACAAGCTGTAGGTCTTTAGTGTCTGAAGAAGTCTGGAAGAAATCCATCTTCTCATTGACATGAGTAGTGAAACCCGGTTGGATTTGCATCCGCAAGAAACTTGCACCAGCGGCGGAACGAAGTGTGAACCGAACAGGAACACGATCGATAACGTCGCGAAGTGCAGCATCAGGCGGAATTGGAAGGACAGTATCAAACTCCTGATTGGCAGAGCTAAGCCGTAAGGCGAACTCTTGCCTGGCGATACCCGACCCATTTAAGAGATCGAAGTGGAATATCCCAATTAGAGGAGTGATAGCGCTCTCATTGAATGTCTTACTGATCAAGTCAGCGAAAACGATGAGGCGAGCTGCGTGATGAAGTTGTCTCTCTTTTATTTTCGACTGGATAACATGGCGGAAAGTCCTAAAGATGGTAGAACCCTCAGGGAAGCAAGTGGCCAAAAATCTGGGCCACCTAACATCAATCCTGGGATGCGGAATCAAAGGAATTTCATAGGGCTCATAGTCCCTAAGACCAGTACTAGCGAAGTTGAGAGAAATTCGAATTGGCAGCAAACGATAATCTTGCGAAAGGCGAAGATCACGCAAACCGGCGTCCTGGCCGGCCGGGGCCCGATCTCGGGGCGCCCCGTCAAATGCTTCGTCGAAA